GCAAGAAGACATCCGTAAGCTGCGTGATGCAGTAGAGCAGGGTGTTGTAAAGCGTGATGCAGGTGTTGCACGAATTGCCTCAATGCAAAAAGAATTGCGTGGTGCAATTCTTCAAGTAGAACAATTTACTTCTGTTAGAGATAGAAAAGGCTTGTTAATGGCTGGAGCTGATAGAGCTATTCGTGAGTTAATGTTTGTATTCAAAGATGATCCAATTGAAGCACCTTTGAATGAGGCTTCAATGAGTGTATGGGCTAGAATGCAACTAGAAGAATAAGATTTAATTTCTTAAGGTTAACAAATGGGCGCTGATTTTAGGAAAGGACAAAACGACCCTAGAGATCCTCAAGTTAGAGAAGGTATTAGGCGTCGACAAGAAGCTGCTGCACGTGATTTAAGTTCACGTGAACAAGCCAGGCAAGCAGAATTTCAACAACGACGTGAGCTTGAGCGTGAACAGGCTATGCAACGAGCAGCTCAATCCCAAGTTCCTCAGCAGTCTCCCCCTCCTGGCTTCGAAGAAGCTACTTTCCGCCGTGCTGAAGTTGAAAAAGCACGTGGTGGCCTTGGTCGTAGAGCCAATGCTTTAGATCAACGTAGAGCACAACAAGAATCTTACGAACGAGAAAGACAACTACGCAATAAGTTTGAAGGAGAGTCTAACGAGATGCGTCGTCGTTCTCAAGCGCAACCTCCTGTGCGGTCTGGAATGATCTTTGGTCCTGGTCGTTCAACACGTATGCCAGATGGACGTAGTCCTGAGTACCAACAGATCATTGATCGTTTACGTTCCATGAGGGGAGGTAACTGATATGGCAAAAGGTAAGATGCCACCACAGCTTCTTGAATATTTTAAAAAGAAAGAAGCTAAAAATAAAGATGGCTCAGACATGAGCGATAAAGAAAAACGTAAAGCTGCTTTAGAAAAAGCTCGTAGCTATAAAAAGCAAAAAGCAAGTAAGAAAGAAAAAGCTTAAACGTTCATGCAAAGCAAAGGTCATAAGGCTGATTTTGCTCACTTTTTGATTGAATCAGGTGAGCAAATACTCAGTCTTCTTTGGCCTGAAGCAAATGCTCGTCGGGCAGCATCTTTAGAGATTATTGCTCGCACTGCCTATACGGCTGAGGAAAGTGCTTGTCACTACCTCGAAACGATTGGTCTTGATCAGAGCGGCTCCATCCGTAAGACTCTGGAGCTAGCACGTCGGCAGGATAGTAATGAGCAGACGCATGAAGACATTTTTGCTCGTGATCTTGGTGGATTGTCCTTATGGATAGACCGTTTTGTGGCAAGGCATGTAGCTGTTTTTGTTTATTGGATATTTGCTTTTACTACTTTGTTAGATCATGAATTTGCTTCCTTGCTTGGAGAAGCGGTTGAGGCAGAAGCAGTTAAGACATATCAGCGCATGCTTTTGGAACAACCAGAAGAATGGTTAGAGCAACCTGCAACTCCAATTGCAAAAGCTTATTGGAGGGAAGAAGGAAATATGTGGGCTGCTCGAAATGAAGATGAACCACAAACTCTTCGGGATGTAATTGAATTAATTGCTAAAGACGAGTCAGATCATGTGGTGGCCAATAGTCAAAAAGCAATTGCTTTCTAATCTTTAGGCTAGTATTTAATTAGTAACTCAGAGAAATAGCGTGCCTTCTTACGTTCATCTTGCTTATCGCCGTAACGCAAAGGCAGCAGCACGCAGTTTTCAGATTAAAGAAAATAAAAACGAACATCTTCTCGAAAAAGCTCGGGAAGATTTTGGTTATTTTTGTGAGTACGTTGCAGATAAACCACCAGCAGAACACCATAAGAACTGGCACCGTCACTTTATTACAAATGAGGACAGCAGTTGTTTAATTAAAATTGCTGGTCCAAATATTGATTTGCTTGCTCCACGGGGCTCAGCAAAATCTACAGTATTGGGATTATTGACAGCTTGGGCAATTGGTATTCATACAGCAGCAAAGAAACCGCTACAAGTTCTTTATTTGTCTTACACGGTTGATATTGCTCGTTCCAAATCTGCAACTATCAAACGAATTATTGAAAGCAAAAGGTATCAGGAAGTTTTTCCCACTGTTCGTTTATTAAAGAACGTCACAAGTAATGAATATTGGTCTATTGACCACAAGTTTGCAGGTATCGATACTACAGGTGAAGAACAGTTCACACTTTGCGCTGCTGGCCTTAAAGGTTCAGTGACTTCTAAGCGTTCTCATCTTGTGATGATTGATGACGCTATTAAATCAGCTGCAGACATTTCAAACCCTGACATCCGGAAACAGATGCAGGAAAACTGGAATGCTGTGATTGCACCGACCATGTTTGAAGGTGGTCGAGCTATTTGCCTTGGAACACGCTTTCGACACGATGACATTCATTCAACCACATTTAATGAACAAAATAACTGGACACAGATTGTCTTGTCAGCAATTTTAAATAATGAAAAAACAGGTGATGAAGAATCGTATTGGCCAGACATGTGGTCTCTTGATTATTTAAAAGAAAAGAAAAGACAAGCGCCAATTGCTTTTTCTTTTCAGTACATGAATCAAATTGTCAGGCAAAATGAACTTTCTCTGGCACCTGAATTGATTGTGAAAGCAGAAATCTCGACAGAGTTCGATTCTCTTGGGATTGGAGTTGACTTGTCTGCAGGTGTGAAAGAAAAGAACGATTACACCGTTATGGTGTTAGGTGGTCGTATCGAGGATCGTATTCATATTATTGATTATCGTCGGATCAGGGTAATGGGCAACCTTGAGAAACTTGATGCAATGAAAGAGCTTCTCAATGATTGGTCGATTTTAGGTAGAGATGATAACGGTAATTATTTCCCAACTTATTCAACTTGTGACATTTGGTCAGAAGCAGTTCAGTATCAAGCTTCTCTGGAAGCCGACTTTAAACGAGTTTGTCTAAACAATGAAAACCTATATAATTTAATTTGGCATCCCGTTAAAGGTTTCCGTGCTGATAAGTTGGCACGATTCCGTGGCATCATTGGTATGTTCGAAGATCGAAAGATTATTTTTAATCGTTATCGTAACTTCACGCATATGTTTGAAGAGCTTACTAATTTTGGTGTAAGTGGCCACGATGATTGTGTTGACGCACTTGTTTGGTTAGTGAACGGGTTGGCAAGAAAAGGTCAACTTCATGTTGATTTTTAATCTTAGAATTATTAAAAAGCTTTTGGGTCGTGGGTCCAGAATACGCAGCTATTGCTATTACATCTATAATTTCGGCAATTACAGGAGGCTCCTGGGTTGCCAATAAGATCTTAGATAGACAGCAAGAACGTATACAGCAAGCTTTTGATTATATCAGCGCACAAAAGCGGAGGATTGATGTCTTGGAAGATCAAGTTAATCACATGCCCATGGAGTATGTTTTAAAAGTAGATTTTCTACGAGAGATCCAAGAGATGCATCAAAATTTTAGACAGATTAACAGTAAGCTTGATAAGCTTATGGAAAAGCTTTTGTCGAAATGAGTTACATTATCGAAATTGAAGAAAATAACAATGGCGACTGCTGCATTACTTTTCCAGACGAATTAGTAGAAGAATTAGGTTGGCAAGATGGAGACATTCTTGATTGGGACGTTAGAGGAAATGGAATTGTTCTAAATAAAGTAAATGATTCTAGTGGTTATGAAGTTATAGAAGAGTAAAATAAAAAGATCAGGTGAATAAATTATGTATTACGCAGGTCAATCTAATATTGCAGGAGCAGTAGGAAACCTGGCGGGACTTAGCTTTCCAATTAACGAAAGCTCTCGCACCAGGAAGATTCGTGGTATTCGTAATTTGCAAGAAGGTGCTGCTGGAGGTGAAAAAGAAGCAGCAGAGCAAATGCTTCGTAGGTTAGGTGGCCCACAGCTTCCTCAAGTTATGGCACCTGGATCCAGCAATCTACCTGCTGCTATTGGAAATATGGGTGGGATTCAAAATGCTGAGTTCCTTGCTAACGCTCAGTTCTTTAGAGGTCCTCAATTTGGACAAATCCCCCCTGGTTTTCAGGGTAAATACGTTTCTTAAATAACTGCTAGTATCAAGAAAAGGAACAATAGTTAATGGCATCTACCACCAATGCTAGGCTTAAAGAAATTATCGATGCATACATCGATAAAGATGGTAGTGCCGTTGTAGATACAAGCATTGTTTCTTCTCATCTAGCACAGATGAAACTCTTTGGCATTCGCCAAGGAATTGAATTTTTTCCTAGTCAGGATAATTTCGGCAGTCAACGCAAGGACTTTATTGATCGAGTCCTGAAGTACAACCAAATGGATACCCGTCTGGATTCCATTTGGGATTATTTCTTGTGTGACGGAAAAGGTCTATTTTATATTCGTCCAACAAAACAAAACTATCGGCTTTATTATTTCCGAGAACATGAATATCGTACGTTCTATAACGTAGATGGTGAACTGGAAGAAGTCATCATCATCTATAGCTATAAAGTACGACGTGGTTTTGGATTCGGTGACAACATTAACGTCACTAACGCTACAGGTACTGCAGTTTCAGGTGACCAAGGCGCTAAGCGTTACATAAAACTTTCAATCAAAGCGGGCGAGATTGAAGAGACTCATTCAGAAGGAGAAATGTCGTTTGACATGCCTTCTTTTGCAACTCCAGGTAAATCTAAAACGTTTAAGAATTCGCTTGGATTTATTCCATGCGTCGAGATTTTTAATAATCCAAAAGGCTTCTCCATGGAAGGCTTTGGAGAATTTGATGCTCTTGCAAACCAAATCGTTACGCATGACGACCTAGTCCGCACTATGCGGAAGAACATTACCTTCTTTGGTAATCCAACTCTTCTTTCATCTCGTCCCAAGACAGATCTTATTGACGCTGGTGGAGATAGCGTCGTACAGCGCCCTTCTATTGCTGCAAATTCAGGGTTCAGCAGTATGAACCCAATGAGTCGATCTGCTTTTAAGCAAGATCCTGTATCCCGTGGTGTAGATGGACAGATTCGAGTTCCACGTATTATTGCAAACTTAGAACCAAACGATCGGGTTGGTTATATCGTTCCAGATGCAATTACTGGAGACCAAAACGCTTTTGCTCGACAGTTTAGAGAAGAAGTCCGTACAGCACTTGGAGGTGTTGACGAACTGTCTATTTCTGCAGGCGTTACCGCAACAGAATATAAGTCGTTATTCGGACGTGTTTCTGCTACGTCTAAGAAAAAAGCTAATTCTATTTACACACATGGCATCTGTAGGTGTCTTGAGTTAATTATTTTCCAAGAAGAAAAGTTATTCCGTGAGTCATTGGCTGCTGCCGCTGGCATTGAAAAGCCAATTAGACCTTCTGAGAATGCATCTGACGATGAGTTGGATTTATATGAAGCAGCCTTAGAAGGTTTTAACGAACAGATCAAACAATTAATGATGGCATCTGTTCAAACCCAGCAAATCCCTCCCGGAGTAACTGGTCTTATTCCTGACGGAGACGTTACAATGTTGTGGCGTTGGACGGGTCCTGTTTACGAGGATTCGACCCAAGATATTCTCAACAACTCAATTGTTGTAAGAAATTTACAAGAGTTAGGTGTTGATAGCATTGAAGCACTGAAATACCTCTTCCCTTCTAAAACGGATGAGGAACGGGCCGAGATGTTATCTGGGTTCCCGTTCAGGATGGTAAACGAGCTACAGGGTGCATATTCTCAGTTCGCTCGTTTAGTGGGAGGCATGATGCAGACCCCCCACCCGCAATCACCGGACCTTCCGATGGCGGCGGATCCAAGATTGGATTTAACGCCATATCTGTATCGAACATTAGAAGCCTTACAAAAGGAGATGAGTTATGCAGGACGCTACCGTCCAATCGATCCCACAGACGAGCCAACCGTCGCCCGCAGCGGTAGCTCCAAGCAGCTACGTGGCTCCGGCCCCTCAGGTGCAAGCCGCACCTCAGGTTCAGCAGGCACCGGTGGCTTATCAGGTGGGTACGAGCTACCCCCAAGCGGTACCTCAGGCAGCCCCCAGCTACCAATCCGCCCCGTCTCAGTACGCCCCCCAGTCCCAATCGGCTCCGACGGCGGAATCGACCTCCAATCCGTGGGAATCGGCGTTCAACAAGGTGGTGAACGTTCTGAGCGCACCAGTTCAATCCCCGTTCCAGGGTCAACAGTCGGCTCAGACGACCTATACCCCGGCCAATTACGGGTTAACCAGCCCCCAAGCTACGCCACAATCGGCTCCGCCGATCTCATATCCCAGCCAGGAATCCTCGCCCAGCTCTTCCCAAACCTCCTCGAGTCCGTCCTTGGAGGAAATCGCGGATTACGTGGGGATGAGTCAGGACTCCCGTCAGGTGGTGGACGCGTTCGGGATCGAGGCTCCCGCGATTCTGAACAATTACGCTCTTCAGCTGGAAGAAATGCTGGACAGCGCCGTCGCGTGGGGAAATCGCGCCGCTGATGCTCTGAATGGTTTTGCAAGATTCTCTGTAAACGAGCACCAAGAAAATCTTGCTTACAACGAAATCCTCACCAATCCCGATGTTCTGAGCGATTACACGCTTAAGTTCTTCGGTCCTGAAGGTCCCTATCCGGTGTACGAAAGCGAGGCTCAACTCGAAACACCTGGATATCCCACTGAGCAAGTTGCACAACCTCAATACGGTGAGATGCCTGCTCCTCCGGCAGCAGAAGCACCTCAACAGCCCGGTAATTTCTGGGGTGATTTCAATGAAACCATGGCACGCGATCCTCAGAACGCCTGGCGTGTTCTGAACCAAGTTCAGCCTGGTACCGTTGCAAACAAATTGTTTGTAATGGAATGATAGTTAGTCGGTAATTGAATAAAATTACCGACTGCTAAAATTTGTGTTAGATAAGACATCTTTATGTCTGAATCTTTCATCCGATAAAAAACACTTCCTGCGACACTGGAGGATAAAACAAAGTGTTCATTGATAACGATTTTCCAAAGATTTTAGGTGCGGAACTTTACCGTCCGCATCCTGCCTACATCGCCGAGATGGCGGTGGAGCCTGTGGTCGTCCACGACTTCACCCGTCAGCCCGGTCAGACCGTGCAGCTCGATCGCTACAAGTTCTGGGGAACCCCCGGTACCAAGGACAGCCGTGAGCGTATTGCTGACCAAACGATCGGTACTGCAAACAGCCGTAACATCACCAAGGAGAAAGTCCTGGTGGTGCTTAAGGAATACACCGGTCCTGCAGACCCGGGTGATCCCACTCAGCCTTCAACCTTCAAGATTGCTCGCGAAACCCTGATCACGGCCCAGCGCCTGCTTCTGGATACGGGCAACCTGAACATGTTCCATCAGAGCATCGGTTCTCTGACTCTGCTGGATGACTACCGTCGTTGGCGTGACCGCGTCTTCATTGACGAACTGTCCAAAGCAGAAGCCAACGGTGAAGCTTCCACAAGCCAAGGTGGTTACTACTTCGCTGGTGGTAAGACTAAGGACTCTTCTGGTCGTATTTCTTACACTACTACTGAATACGGTAATGAAGTACAACAGTTCCAGGTTCGTACTGACCTGCTGAACGTTGTTAAGGATCTGCGTAAGCGCAACGTGCCGACCTTCTCTGATGGTCTGTATCGCTGTATTTGCGATCCTACCTTCATGCTGCATCTGCGTCGTGACAGCGACTTCCGCGAGATCGCTCGTTACGCAGGCAACCCTGGCCAAGGCATGTACATGGGTAACCCCATGATGCCTAACAACGCCAGCTTCTACATGGGTCCTCAGGCTGGTCAAGGCTACTTCCTGGCTGGCGAACCTGTGATGCCTACTGGTGTTCAGTTTGAAGGCGTTAAGTTCTTCGAGTCAACCAACTTCCCGACCAAGAACATTACTGCTTCCTTCGATGGTGGTAGTGCTTACGCTTCTAAGGAAGTTGCCCAAGGTTACTTCTTTGGTCCTCAGTCGATTGGTGTTGGTATTGGCGGCCCGAACGCACAAGTTCTTATCAACAACAACGACGACTTCAGCCGCTTCATCATTCTGATTTGGCAACTGTACGCTGGCTTCGAGATCCTCAATAAGGACTTCGTGACCACTGCATTCAGCTTCGTTCAGGACGACGGCACTGTCTGATAATCATCCATAAATTTATTTAGGAAAAAATAAATGTCTTATTTGTCAGCTAAGAAAATCTACCCAGGTAACTGGGCAGAACCTCTGAACGGTTGGTATCGGAATATCGATACCAACGATGACGGAACTAAGAACCTTTCTAACGGTGGCCCTACCTCTGTGTTGGCCATCCCTGGTTATCGTTACTTCCAGCAACGTGGTTATGTTGCTGTGACCCAAACGTCAGGTGATCCTCTGGTTACCGGTAACGTCATTGTTCCTTCTCCCTACCGCCAGGACACCACTCGTCCTGACATCACCGGTCTGGTGATCTCCGGTAGCGCTACGCAGCCTGCGTACGTCTATCGCACTGCAATCTCCGTGGCCTCTGGCTGGGGTGATGGCCGTGTTGCTTCTGGTGTGTTCGCTTCCACCGGTAACGTGATCTCATTCGGTCGCGCTGGTGCCCATGGTCCTACCGCTGCTTCTGGCGTTGGTGAGGCACCTATCCAGGCCAACATGACCTCCACCACCTCTGGTGACGCAGCCACGAAGATCTACTTCGCAGGCGGC